CGTAGCTGATTACATTGTCAAATACGTTATCAAGAGTCTTTTGCCCTTTAGGGCTTCTGTGTGTGACGTTCCCGCCTCCACAGCATTCCGTCATTTCTTCCACATTAACGGTGGAATGGAAACGTACCCCTTTGGTCTCTAATCCTGCATAGCTCCGTAGAGGTATGCACGCATATCTGTTAGAGAGCAGAGCGGAACGGCCCCCAATGTTGCTGTTGACGTTCGAGCGAGGGTTGTTAAGGTTGGAGTAGAAGACTCCTGAGTTCTCGCCGTTGTTCCAGTTCGCACCGCGAATGAGGCACCGCTATGGTCCGTTCCCTATATTATTTTATTTCTCCTTGTCTGCAAGGCTTTTGATGTATCCGCCTATTAGCTTGCCAATTTCATCATTGTATCTCGCCCAGACTTCTCTTTCGTGTATTGAGAGGGGTGGTGCGTATTTGCTGCCACAGTACGCCCTGTCCGATGCCATTACCACTAATTCTTTCAGTACTGCAAGCTCGACATCGAGATTCTGTACGGTTGTTTTCTTGTAGATTTTCTTCTCAATTTCGGTAGCGTATCGGAACATGGACAGCATACAGTCCCTCATCATATCGGCTGTCTTACGGTTTCTCCTGGGAAATTTATCTGTTAGGGGCATTCCGTATTTCATCATTTCGCTGATTTTCTCTTTGAGGACGAACTTTCTCGGAGCTGCCTCGTCTGTAGCCTCATAGCTGCCACCGTAATTTTTGACCGATCTGTAATTCCTTTGGAGGTTGGTTTCCATTCCATCTCCTTTCTTTAAATTTTGTGTTGCTTCTATATTAAATAGAAGCAATTGATATAATGAATTGACGATATTCAGTTGTAGCGTAAGGGGTGCACTCTCGTGCACCCCTCCAGTTAATCAGCGTCCAGTTTACTGTTCGACCAAAGCGGAACGGCCCCCAACGTTGCTGTTGACGTCCGAGCGAGGGTGGTTAAGGTCGGAGCAGAAGACTCCTGAGCCCTCGCCGTAGCTCCAGTGCGCACCGCGAATGAGGCACCGCTCATCCTCGTTGGTATTTGCATAGAATCTATCATTACCATATGTGGCATCTATGCCATCACCTGTCAGTGATGTATCTGGGAGCATAGCAAGAGTCTGTAATAACAGCTTTGCAGCACTGCCTATAGTGCTGTCGCAGGTGATGCTCTTGAATGCACATCCGTTATTTGTCTTGGTGGTAATAGATGTCGTATATACCCAAGTGTTATTAATCCAGTCGAGCTTAACCGTTCCTTCTGTTGTACCGCTGCCATTTGGTGTTACAAGCTCGCCTGTCGAAGCGTTGATAGCCTTCCATGCTGTAGACGATGCTGATAGATTAGTTGACGGATCGGCTGCATTGTTATCCTCGATTATCTGTAATTCTCCGTATACAATACGCAATCCTGTACACCATTCCCATACATTGCCGTTCATATCCCAGATGCCTTCAAGCGTTCTATCGTGGGACCATGTAATGGGGCCTGTTCCTGTTGCTACCCTTTGGATTCTTCCAGAGCTGTCCTTAGAGCATGATGGTATTGCCTTATATGCAGACTCCCTTGTGTCTCTGCCGTAATTGTTATTGCCGTATGGTTCGCAGCCGTTTTTATGACACCACAGAGCAACCGCCGCCCACTCTGCCGCTGTCACCTCATGCCAGCCGTTTCCTTTCGCTTTTGCGTACGAAACGAATGTGTCAAGCGATGCATTCACCGCTGGATCAACACCTGGTATGCTGTAGGCTCTGCCGTTTTTATGTGACGTTTCGTATTTGCCAAACCAGAATCCGTCAATTTCTTTTCCGTTTACCCTGAAAGCTGGGAGTAATGTTGTGTCAGAAGAACTTAACACATCGCATATCCTCATCGCTGGGATGTACACCATAACAGAAGGTGCTTCCTTATCATCATATTTGATTGCATTGTTCGGGCAGATGCTTCTGAGTGCTAAATCCGCCAAGTCATAATTTCCCATTTATTTTTTCCTCCTTTAATAACTTAATTTAATACGCCTTCAATGGTGAAAAGTCTCAATTCAACATCATCTGTGTTAAGCGGCTTCTTTGTCCTTGAGATTGATTCCGAAGCCTGTCCATTGTCAGAAGTTGCTTCAGAAGCTTCCACCACTTCCTCATCATATTCCGATGCTGGTATTACTATCTGCGCCACGTAATATCTTCCAGTGCCGATTACAAGTGCTCCGTCTCCATCAGCCATTACATCTTTAACAACTTCATAATCCCTCTGGTACTTGTCCAGGCTTATTGTAATTTCATCATTCAAGGTCAGCATGTTCTTTTTAAGTGAATAACTGACCTTTTCACCAGTATTCATTTCTACAATCTTCATTTCATTTCCTCCATGTCAATATTATTAGGCAGTCATACCGCCAGTTACTTTAACACATACCTTGACCGCTGTGGCACTGCCGTCATGGATAAGCTTGAATCCATTTAACGCCCTCGAAACGGCTGTTATATTACCCAGCCTGCCGCCGCTGTAGCTTATCACGCTTATATCAATGCGGTAATTGGTGCTGTTACGCAGGGTTTTAAGAGCCACTGTGGTTTCCGTATTGTTAAAGGGCCATTCGTTGGATGTCATGGAAAGGTCTACGGTGTGGACCTCTGCCTCATTTTCGTAACTATCCTGAACTTGTCTGAAAAACATTATCTGTTCGGCTGCGTAAGCATCTGTAAGCTTAACCTCGTCTGATTCAACGTCGGCTTTCAACGCATCGAAATCATCCTTGAGCGCCGCCGCACCCGCTGTGTTAATTGTGATATTGGCAGTGCTGTTAACGGTTGCCAGGTATTCCTGTACTATCTGCGCTGGGTTGTATCCGTTATAGAGTGGCATGTAATCGCCCTGCGTTCCCGATACCACCGCTATACTGTAGAGTACCGCCGTTGAGTCCGCCGCACCCTTGGCTTTGGCGAATATACCGATTTCGTTAATATAATAGCCAGATGTTATCAACGCTTTCTGAGCCACGCTGTCATAATTGCTTATGATGGCTGTCATCTTAACGCAGGTGCTTGTATAGGCTGTCACATCCGATATCGGATATGTATTCTTTTGTGCCTTTAACGCAGCCCTTTTTTGCAGGCTTGACACCGCTTTCTCACCATCGGAATACGTGCCGTTGCCGACAGCCATGTGGGTAAACTCAATCGTTATCTGACCTGCCGCAGCCCTGGTTAATAATGATGCACCATTGTCCGTCATAACGGCGCTGTTGAATAATTGTGCCATTGTCTTATCCTCCTTGTATTTTGTCTTTATACTATACCCTTATGGTTGAGGGTTTAGTTGCTGATGAAAATGCACCTGTGGAAACGCTGATTGTCTCATCCACCGTCTCGTTTGTGGTGTATCCATCCCTGATTGCAGGTGGCTTAGCCCCTGCCATGAATGTTCCTGACGATGCACTGTATGAACCATCCACCGTCTCATCAGTGGTGTATCCGTCCATTATCGCTGGAGGCTTGCCCACCGTGGAGAAGCCGCCTCCCGAATAATAAGGCTGGCTGATATTGCGGTGGACTTCCACCGTCCTGATGTGTGACCTTGCCGCCATTGCACCGCTTAATGCGGTTGCGAATAATTCCGATATGTCCTCCGTCATTGCCTCGTCAGTAATGACCTTGAAATAGTAAGGCTCATCACCATACTCGTACCAGGGTACGAATTTCGAATTAGTATAGGCTTTGGATAATAATAGCTCCACAGCCTTCCTTGTGCCTGCAAGCCGCCTTGTCTCAATTGCCGATTTGATTAACTCCCGCTTGGTGGCTTCATCGTACTCGGATTTATAATATGGTGCTTTAATTGTGATAGCCATCTGGTCTAGGTATCTTGCATCGGCATTGTCTATGTCTGACCATATGGTGAGCTTTCGGGATAATTTTTCAAATTTAGAAATCTGCCTGTCTATGGCGTACCCAAGGCACTCATTTTCTATGGTCTGCATGTTGGGAGGGAGCGACCTGTACAGACTCCCGATATCCGTTAATTTATACATGCACCGCCTCCTATTCCTTGTCATAACCGCCGAATGTAAGGTTGATATTCTTACAGACTGCAACGGCTTTTTCTTCTGTGTCTGAATATGACGGACTGTTGATTGTAATGCGTGATGCGCCTGCCGCCATAATGAAGGATATGAGTGTATTAGGATTGACAGCCCTGCCTATCTTACTCTGGGTATAATCAGCAAACTCGCTTGCAGCATCCTCTACCGCCTCCTTGATACTGTCGGCGATTTCCTTGTTATCGTAAGGGATATAATACGTGGCATCAATGCTGTAATTAATGATGGATGGTGCAAGTACGGATACCCTGTCCGTATCAGGTGTAACCCCTAGTCCGTTCAAGTGTGCAAGTACGCTGCCACAGTACGCATCATCAGGAATGTTTCCACCCTGCAACAACAGGTATATCGTAACCTCGCCTGCATCATGGTCAGTAGCAACCTTTGCATCTGTTATATTTGCACTGTATAGCATAGCGAATATTTTGTAGGAAGCTTCTGTACCTGCGGTGGAATAACCGTCAGGGCAGCTATATATAAGTTCCCTCAGTTCCTGGTCCGTGTATTCATCATGACCTCCATCACTTTGTGATGTGTTCTCGACTTCCTCCACAAGATTAATCGGATCGACGATAATATTAATCTGACCTGTTGTGTATCCATTACCCGCCGTACCCTCGGTGGTACAGGTTGCGCTTGTATCCGCATATAATTCCCCTGCTGGTATAATTGTATCCTCGTCCACCGCAAAATACACATGGTCTCCCGATGTAGCCCTCGTGCCCGCAGGGATTGTTATATCTGTGGCGTTTGCCTCGGTGAGGCTGAACCTCAATACAGTCTTTGCGCTTTCCAAACCAGTCTTAGAAAATCCAAAATTGCTGCCCCAGTTCTTCAGAAAGTCGCCGTACATATATTGCAGGAAATTCAGCCTGTGCCTTTCGTTCATGATTACCGCAAGCTGGTACAGCTTGCCGGCGGTAGTATTGAGCATTATCCTCCTGCTGTCCGCAGGGTATATGGTAAGTTCCTCGCCTTTTAGCTCCTTGTATTTGTACTCGTAGTCAGATACCATGTCATTAACAATATTGTCAAAAGTTATACCTTCATCTTTGAGCAGATTGATTTCGGGCAGATTTTTTAAAACATCTATATCAGCCATACTTAATCACCATCCTTACATTGTCATTATCAAAAGTCACAGAGGACACCTTCGCCCTGTCCTCCCATATTCCGCATTGTGTGATAACCTCTGTTGCATATTTATTTTTATCAATATCAGATGCCGTTGCAGGAGGGTAATTCTTGACACCCATGCTCCTTATAAAAGGCGCGGTGCCGTATGGTGTTTCGGCAATCGTGCTTATATTATTTTCAATGCTGTCTTTTTCTGTATCTGTGAGGTTTCTCGCCTCGTCATAGCTAATCTCCATACTCCCTCCTACTTAGGTATAGTAAGCACCTGCCCCACGTATATCTTGTTGGGGTTGCTAATCTTATCAGTGTTGGCGTTATATATCTTCGTGTACTGCGAACCGCTGCCGTAGTACTTTTTTGCAATAGCCCAAAGCGTGTCGCCTTTGACAACGGTATATGTATCGCTTGTAGTCACCGCCGCCGTAACCTCTGCCGCTGCGGTGACGGTAGTGGCTGATGGAATCGTGCTTATAAGCGCCACCTTGTTGGCGTACTCCTTCAGCGTTAGGTTGAAGCACAGCTTGATAGGTCTGCCATCGCTTGCAAGCAATTGGTACGTCTGTGTAATCTCGGTGATTACATATGGGTTGTCGCCAATCTTGTAACCGCCCAAAATAAAGTTCTCTGCCTGGGCATTCTGCTTTGCGCTGTAGAGCTGGTCCTGCACCTCCCTGGGCTTGACACCGTACCTTGCATCAGCCACGATTGAGAGAGTCAATTCA